TAACGATTCTTTTACTTTATATGATAATACAGCAACTGCTACAAGATTAGTAGTTGATACTTCAGGAAATGTAGGGCTTGGAACAAATACTCCAACTAGCTATAATTCAAATGCTGATAATTTAGTTATTTACGAAGCCAACGATTTTACAGGAATTACTTTAGCTTCTGACAATGACCAAGGTTCAAATATTTATTTTGCGGATGGTGACGATGATAATGCAGGTGGAATCACTTATAATCATACAAGTGACTTTATGAATTTTAGAGTTAATGGTGCAGAAAGAATACGTATTAGCTCTAGTGGAAGTGTAGGTATAAACAGAAATGACCCCTCTGTTGCAAAACTTTCTGTAATGGGCGGTGTTACTAATATTGGAACACAAGATATAGTTGCAATAATAGCCAGTACATCTCAACGGCCAATTATACAATTTTCTGAAAGTACAGCACAGTCAATAAGTGCGGGTATGTCAATAGAATATAATGGTGTTGCTAGTGGTGATAGTAATTTTATTGCAATTAATGACATTACAGGTGCGCCAAAAGTAGCTATGTTTTCTGGGGGTAATGTAGGTATAGGAACTACAGTACCTACAGCCCGTTTAAATTCTTATGGTGCTATAATATCTCAATCTGCTGATAACGATCCTGAAGTTACTTTAACAAACACCGGAGGTTGGGGTGTTCAGTCGGGTGGTACAATAAGAGTTATGCAAGGTTTTTCTAGAAGTGGCGTTTCTGGAGATGAGATTATTTTTACTTATGCAGCTACAAGTTGGAAAGCATGGTCTTTAGATTATACATTTACAAGCACCAGTGGTTTAACACAAGGAACTATTGGTGGTTATTGGAATAACAGTGGTGGCCAAAATAATGTAGAAAATATAGATAATCACCAAACAAGCGTAGCAGTTACACATGGTGGATCAGGAAACCAAAACAATATAATTACTTTTGCGTTTAATAATCCAGGAACACATATAAATTGTAGCTTTGTTTATACACAAAGTGGTGGTGATGGTGCGCCTAGAGGAGATAGAGTTACAATCGAAACTATTTCAAACATACCTTAATAAAAAATAATTATCTTTGTAAAAAAAAGTTATGGCACTAGCATATAAATGGACAATAAATCAATTAGACGCAAAAATACATTCAGAAGGACATGATAATGTAATTTACACTATTCATTACACTTACACAGGAATAGATGGAAAATACAGTAATAGTATTATTGGAACTTTGGGTATTGAATATGACCCTAATACCCCTTTTATACCATGGGCAGATGATCAAGATTTTGAAAACGTAGTCATAGGTTGGTTAGAGGCTGGATTAGATGTACAGCAAATGCAAAAAAACATACAAAATGAAATAGATTTGGAGGAACACCCTGTAGATGAAAAATTGTTTTTTACGTTTGATAATCCACCACCAGTTGAATAAAATTAGTATATTTGAAATTAATCTAAATTAAATAAAATGAGTGAAATTAAATTAACAGAAGAAGAATTAAAAAGAATACAAAGTCTAAACACAGAGTTTACAAAATCAAAAATTGAAATTGCAGACAGCTTTCTAGTTATGTTAAAGTTAGCTGGCAACTTAGATGATTTAAGAAAAGCTTTTGCAGTAGACGAAAAAGATTTAGCAAAAAAATATGGAGAAAACGCACAGATAGATATAGCTACAGGCGTGGTCACCAAAAAAGAAGAAGAAAAGTAATATGGCTAAAATTAGCAACACAGTAGCATACCCAAATGTATCTCCTTCATTAAGCGATTATTTTGTTTTAAGTGATGAAAACGATAGTTTACTTACTAAAACAGCAAAGCTTTCTGATGTAAAAACATTATTTGGTATTGACACTGTTGTCGCTAAAGTAGAAGTGCAGGATGCTGATTTATTAACATTAGGAACTACTGATGTAACTTTAATAAATGCACCCGGAGCAGGAAAGGTTTTAGATATTATTTCTTTTGATGTTTTTATGGATGTTGGTGATGTGGCTTTCAATTTTATAAACGCTTCTGTAGTAAAACTAAACAACGTCGATATTACAACCATTGCTTCTACTACAACAAATTCAACGACAGATTTAATTGTAAAGCAAAGTGTTACAGCTGGAGTTTTAGGGCAAAATGTTCCTTTGTTATTGACTAACATAGGTAACGCCACTCAAGGTAACGGACAGCTTAGAATTAATATTTTATATAGGGTTCTTACAGCCAACACATCTTTTTAACATATGGACATAAGAAAAATTTCCATAGGATCAGACTATAAATCTGGTGCTATGCACTATATAGTAGGTCAAGAAGTTTTAGGAGGAACATATGTTATACATCTTATACAACAAGATGAGGATCAACAATCTTACAAAATCTGGATAGAAAAAAGCGAGGAGCTTTTACTGTGGAAAGAGTTTAAAATGACCTTACCCATATCACTTGAATATAATATCAATTTTTAATGCGTTCGCCTTTTAGTTTTATTGTACGTCCTGTTTCTGGTAGGAGATACAGTAATATAAAAAAAATTTCAGGCTTAGACTTTATAACAAGCGTCTCATTAGAAGACCATAAATCATCCAATAGATTTGCAGAAGTAATCTCTACACCTATAGATTATATAGGTGAAATACAACCTAAAGATATTTTACTGGTTCATCACAACGTTTTTAAGTTTTATTACGATATGAAAGGTGTAGAAAAAAGCGGAAGAAGTTTTTTTCGTGATGATTTATTTTTTATAGATTTTGACCAATTCTTTTTATATCACAATCACAAAGAGTGGAGATGTCACTCTAAATATTGTTTTGTGAAGCCTGTACAGGCAAAAAAATCTTATCTTAGTAAAACAGGAAAGGAAGAACCATTAATAGGCACTATAAAATATATAAACAAAGAACTTGAAAACATGGGTGTAAAAGTTGGTGACCAAATATCTTTTACGCCCGAAAGTGAATATGAATTTTATGTAGAAGGGGAAAAGTTATACAGGATGTTTACAAATAATATAACAATGGTTTTAAATGACTAGTAAAGAAATAAAAGAAAAAATTATAAAGGCTGGAGAGCAAGCGGTAATACAGCTTATTAAGGTTGCAAAGGAAGATATTATTAAGTATGATAAAGATGATGAGTTAGCAGCAGACAGATTAAAAAATGCAGCTGCAACAAAAAAACTTGCAATATTTGATGCTTTTGAAATCTTAAAAAGAATTGAAGATGAAAAGGATTTATTAGAAGGAAACGAATTAAAAACAAAAAATATACCAAAAGGGTTTGCAGAATCAAGATCAAAATAAACTATTTACTACACTTCACGATGTAGTGCCTAAAAATGTTTTATCAAGTAAAAACAAATCAAAAACATGGCAATATGGATATAATGAAAAGTATGATATAGTTGTTATTACAAAATCAGGTCAAATAAACGATATTATTAATATAAATGGATTAAGAATAGCTCTACCTAAACCACCTAAAGATGTGTACAAAAGGTGTGACCAATCTGTAAATCAGTATTGGGAACCAAAAGTTTTACCAAAAGAATTAAAGCGTATACAATCTATATTTCAATGGCATGAAACACCTGCAGTTTTTAAAAATAAATGGGTCGATTACATAGAGCAAGAGTTTGATAGAAGAGAAGATGGTTTCTGGTTTATGAATAATGGTTTACCTACTTACATTACAGGGACTCATTACATGTATTTACAATGGACAAAAATAGATGTAGGACACCCTGATTATAGAGAAGCTAACAGAATATTTTATATTTACTGGGAAGCGTGCAAAGCAGACAAAAGATCTTTTGGAATGTGTTACTTAAAAATAAGACGTTCAGGATTTTCTTTTATGAGTTCTTGCGAGGGAGTGAATACTGCAACTATAACTAAAGATGCAAGGGTCGGTATACTTTCAAAAACAGGTGCGGATGCAAAAAAAATGTTTACTGATAAAATAGTGCCGATAAGCAATAACTATCCATTCTTTTTTAAACCCATACAAGATGGTATGGATAAGCCAAAAACAGAATTAGCTTATAGAGTTCCAGCATCTAAGATTACAAAAAAGAACATGTATGTAGTGGCCGAGAGTGAGCTTGAAGGCTTAGACACAACAATAGATTGGAAGAACACATCTGACAATAGTTATGATGGGGAAAAACTACAGCTACTTATTCATGATGAAAGTGGGAAATGGGAGCGACCAGAAAATATTTTAAACAACTGGCGTGTTACAAAAACCTGTTTACGTTTGGGTAGTAAAGTTATAGGTAAATGTTTGATGGGCTCTACATCTAACGCTTTGGATAAAGGTGGTAAAAACTTTAAAGATTTATATGAATCATCTTGGTGTATAAATAGAAATTCAAATGGACAAACAAAAAGTGGTTTATATAATTTATTTATACCTATGGAATGGAACATGGAAGGATTTATAGATAAGTATGGTATGCCAGTTTTTAAAACGCCTAACAAATCTGTAGAAGGTATTGATGGAGAAGATATTTATCAAGGAGCTATTGATTATTGGGAAAACGAAGTAGAGTCACTAGCATCTGATCCTGATGCTCTGAACGAATTTTATAGACAATTTCCAAGAAGTGAGTCACACGCCTTCAGAGATGAAAGCAAACAATCTATATTTAATCTAACAAAAATATACCAACAAATAGATTACAATGATTCAATAAATATTGCCCACCATGTAACTCAAGGAGGCTTTCATTGGAAAGATGGAATAAAAGATTCTAAGGTTATATGGAGCCCAAATAAAAGAGGAAGATTTTTTGTATCTTACATTCCTAAACCGACTCTACAAAATAATGTAATTTTGAAGAACGGTAAAAAATATCCCGGTAACGAGCATATAGGTTCATTTGGTTGTGACTCTTATGATATATCTGGGGTTGTAGTAGGTAGAGGATCAAATGGTGCGCTTCATGGATTAACCAAATTTAATATGGATGAAGCACCGAGTAATGAATTTTTTTTAGAATACATTGCTAGACCTCAAACTGCAGAAATATTTTTTGAAGAAGTGTTGATGGCTTGTGTGTTTTACGGCATGCCAATTTTGTGCGAGAACAACAAACCAAGATTGTTGTACCATTTTAAAAACAGAGGGTACAGAGGTTTTTGTTTGAACAGGCCAGATAAGACATATAACAAACTATCAAAAACAGAAAGGGAGTTGGGTGGTATACCTAACACCTCAGAAGATGTAAAACAATCTCACGCTTCGGCGATTGAGTCTTATATAGAAAAGCATGTAGGCTTTGACTTTGAGGGCACACACCGAAGTAAAGATGAAATAGGTAGAATGTATTTTCAGAAAACACTTGAAGATTGGGCAAAGTTTGATATATCCAACCGAACTAAGTTTGACGCTTCAATAAGCTCTGGTTTAGCAATTATGGCAAATCAAAAACACTTGTATACTCCAATTCAAAAACAATCAAAAATAAGCATTAACTTTGCAAGATATAACAATACTAGCTCAGTGAGTCAATTAGTTAATAGATGAAAGAAGTAGAAATAAACATTCAAGCTGCTGCCTTCCCTGATCAGTTTGCTTCCGACGCCGTAAAAGATACTGTAGAATACGGATTACAAATAGGACAAGCTATACAATACGAATGGTTTCGTAGAGACAACGGCTCTTGTAGGTTTTACAATCAATCAGCCGAGTTCATGCGCCTGCGCCTGTACGCACGTGGAGAGCAATCTATAGCAAAATATAAAAATGAATTAGCCATCGATGGAGATTTATCTTATTTAAATTTAGATTGGAACCCAGTGCCTATTATACCTAAGTTTGTTGACATAGTAGTTAATGGTATGTCTGACAGATTATTCAAGGTAAATGCCTACGCTCAAGACGCTATGTCAGCAGAAAAACGAAGTGAATTTCAAAAAGCTGTAGAGGGTGATATGATAGCAAAACCTTTATTCAATCAAATTGAATCTGATTTTGGTTTAAATGTTTTTACGATGCCTGAAGAGGATTTACCAGAAACAGATGAAGAAATGGAGTTGTATATGCAAATGAAATACAAACCAGCTATAGAAATAGCTGAAGAAGAAGCTATAAATACTCTGTTTGATGAAAATCACTATAACGACATTAGAAGCAGAGTGGATTATGATATAACCACATTAGGTATCGGAATAACAAAACATCAGTTTTTAGCTGGACAAGGTGTAGTTATAGATTATGTAGATCCTGCAAATGTAGTGTACAGTTATACAGAAGACCCGTATTTCAAAGATTGTTTTTATTGGGGTGAAATTAAAACAGTCCCTATGACTGAGCTTATTAAAATTGACCCCACACTTACAAATGAAGATTTGGACAAAATATCCAAATACAGTCAATCATGGTATAATTATTACAACAATCAGCAGTTTTTTGAGAACAGTATGTTTTATAGAGACACAGCTACAATATTATATTTTAATTATAAAACCACACATTCTTTTGTTTATAAAAGAAAAAAATTAGCTGATGGTTCATACAAGACAGTAGAAAAAGACGATCAATTTAATCCACCTGCCGAAATGATGGAAGAAGGAAACTTTGAAAGGGTTGAGAAAAAAATTGATGTATGGTATGATGGTATTATGGTTATGGGAACAAATATAATGTTGAAGTGGGAACTTTCAGAAAATATGGTTAGACCAAAGTCGGCAAATCAGTTTGCTATGCCTAACTACATAGCATGTGCACCCAGAATGTATAAAGGTGTTTTTGAAAGTTTAGTAAAAAGAATGATTCCTTTTGCGGACTTAATACAAATGACACATTTAAAAATTCAACAAGTTGTAGCACGAGTTGTACCAGATGGTGTATTTATAGATGCTGATGGATTAAACGAGGTAGATTTAGGCACTGGTAATGCTTACAATCCTGAAGACGCACTGAGATTATATTTCCAAACAGGTAGTGTTGTAGGAAGAAGCTATACCCAAGATGGCGAGTTTAATAATGCAAGAGTGCCTATTCAACAGCTTACAGCTAATAGTGGAGCAGGAAAAATGCAAATGTTAATTCAAAACTATAATCATTATTTAGATATGATAAGAGCAGTTACAGGATTAAATGAAGCTCGTGATGGTTCTACACCAGATCCAAACTCTTTAGTTGGTGTACAAAAATTAGCAGCACTAAATAGTAACACAGCCACGAGACACATACTAGAAGGTAGCTTGTATATTACTCGTACATTAGCAGAATGTCTATCAATTAGAACTGCTGATATATTAGAGTTTGCAGATTTCAAAGATGAATTTGCTATGCAGATTGGTAAATATAATTTAAAAATATTAGAAGATATAAAAGAATTATATATATACGATTTTGGAATATTTATTGAGCTTTCACCGGATGAAGAGGAAAAAGCTTTACTTGAACAAAATATACAAATGGCTTTATCTAAACAAGATATAAGCTTGGAAGATGCAATAGATATAAGAGAGATGAACAACTTAAAAATGGCTAATCAGTTGTTAAAACTTAAACGTAAACAAAAACAGGAAAGAGAGCAGCAAGCTAAAATGCAAGAACAACAAATGGCTGCACAAATGCAAATGCAAGCAGAACAAGCAAAAGCACAGGGAGAAGCTCAAAAAATACAAATGGAGTCTCAAGCCAAGATACAATACAGACAGGCAGATGTAGCTTTCGAAATAGAAAAACTTAAAGCAGAAGCTGAATTAAAAAGAAATTTAATGGCAACTGAATTTCAGTTTCAAATGCAGATTAAAGGTGTAGAGCAAGCTGGGCTGAATCAAAGAGATAAAAATAAAGAAAAAGCTAAGGACGATAGAATAAGTCAACAATCTACACAACAATCAAAATTGATAGAACAAAGAAAGAATAATCTACCATCAATAAACTTCGAGTCAAATGAAGACAGTTTAGATGGTTTTGATTTGGCTGAATTTGAACCTAGGTAATGTTTGATAATTTTAACTGGCATAAATACAAAACTGTAAAATACCCACCCGATAATTCTTTAAAAACACTTGGAGAAATTAAATCTCTTTTGTCAAAACCCATGGACAAAAGTTTTGCTAACAAGTTTGATGATATATTTAAAGTTTTTAAGAATTTATTTTCAAATAGAACAAGAAAGTTTCCTAATAAATTAGTGCAAAAAATAATTGTTGAAAGTAGAAAGCCGATCATGAAAATAAAAAATTATCATAATAGAAAAAGACCAAATGTAGTTGCTAAAAAATTTTCAATCAATTTACCATTTGTTAAAATGGCATCAGCCCAAACACCTGCTTTTCCTTCAGGACATTCAGCACAAGCTTTTTTATTAAAAGAAGTCTTGAGTGATATGTTTCCAGAAATGACACCAGAGTTTGAAAAGGCTGCTAAAAATATATCTAAAAGTAGAATAATGGCAAATGTTCATTACGAATCAGATAAAAGCACTGGTGAAAAGCTAGGGATGGATTTGTATAACCACTACAAAACCATCTAAAATAAATATAAATAATTGTATAACTTTGTAAAAAATTAAATCTAATGGAAATAAAAGTAAAAGACGTAGGCTTGTCTGAAGAAAAGTCTAAAGCTGAAATTGAACAAGAACTTCTTGAAAAACATGAAGAGAAGTTTGAAGACTCTCAAGCAGAACCTGAAAAGGTTGAGGCGACAGAAGTGAAAGAAGAAAAGAAAGAGGAACCTGTAGCCGAAGAAGTGAATGAAGAAAAAGCTCCCTCGTCAGAGTTAAATGACGAAGACGTTCTTACATATATTAAAAATAGGTATGACAAGGAGATAACTTCAGTAGATGATTTGTTAGCTGAAAAAGAATCAGCTCCCGAATTACCTGAAGACGTTTCAATGTATTTAAAATACAAACAAGAAACGGGCCGTGGTATTGAAGATTTCTATAAAACACAAAGAGATTTTGACACCATGGATGATGATTCTTTGATAGCTGAATATATAGCATATAACGAAGAAGGGTTAGATGCAATAGATATTCAAGATATTATGGATGATAAATTTGGTTTTGATGAAGAACTAGATGAACCCAAAGATATCAAGAGAAAAAAACTATCAAAGAAACGTGAGCTTGCAAAAGCAAGAAAATTTTTGAACGAACAAAAAGATAAGTATAAAGTTCCTCTTGAGTCAAGTGGGGATGGATTATCTGCAGATCAACAAGAAAATTTAGATGCTTACAAGAAATATATCGACGAATCTAAAACTATTAAGGAAGCAGCAGAAAAGCGCTATGATTATTTTCTAACGAAAACTAAAGAAGTTTTTAATAGTGATTTCAAAGGTTTTGATTTTACTTTAGGAGAAAATAAATATACCTATAAGCCTGGTACTTTCGAAGAGCTATCAAATACTCAGTCCGACATAAATAATTTTGTCAAAAAGTATACTGATGAACAAGGCTTAATGAAAGATGCAGCTGGATATCATAAAGCTTTAGCTGTAGCGATGAACCCTGAAAAGTTTGCGCAATACTTTTTTGACCAAGGTGTTTCCTCAGCCGTAGATAATGTTACCAAAAAATCAAAAAACATTAATATGGAAATGAGACAATCACCACAAGTTACAATAAAAGATGGGCGTAAAATCAGAAGCATTGGTAACCAAAGTAGTGGAAGAGGACTCAAAATTAGAAGTATTAAAAAAAGTTAAACATTTAAAATAATTAAAATTATGGCAGTAAATGCAGTCCCAGGATTTGACTTACAACCATCTGCACAGCAGGTGCCACTAAGTACAAATTATATTACCAATTTTGATTTCTTGAATCAGTATCTACCAGATACATATGAAAAAGAATTTGAAAGATATGGTAACAGAACAGTAGCATCATTCTTAAGAATGGTAGGCGCTGAAATGCCTTCAAACTCTGACCTTATCAAATGGGCAGAGCAAGGTAGATTACATGTAAAATACCAAGATTGTACATCAGGTTCAGCAGCAGGTGCTGGTACAAGAAGTGCGGTTTGGACTATCCCTAACACTACAGCAAACTTTAACCCAGCTCTAGCAGGTGGTGCAAAAGCAGTATTAAGAGTAGGACAAACGGTAATGATTTCTGATAAAACACCAGGTTCAAACTTACACAATAAAGGTATTGTTACAGTAGCTCCAACAGCTGGTAACCCTAATGTAGTAACTATTGCTTATTATGAAGCAACAGGACAAGCAATGGGCGCAGGTGTAGCGTGTGATATTTGGATTTATGGTTCTGAGTTCAATAAAGGAACAAACGGAATGGTAGGCTCAAATGAATCAGATGATTTAATATTCGACAACAAACCAATTATTATCAAAGATAAGTATTCTGTATCAGGTTCTGATATGGCACAAATTGGTTGGATTGAAATTTCCGGAGAAGACGGAGTAAACGGATATTTATGGTATTTAAAATCTGAGCATGACACAAGATTAAAATTTGAAGATTACTTAGAAACAGCTATGCTCGAAGCAGTGCCAGCAGGTGCAGGTTCAGGTGCAGGTGACTTCTTGCAAGGAGTTGGTGCTGGTTTATCAGCAGCAAACCTTAACGGTTCTGATGGTGTATTCTATGTTGTTGAAGACAGAGGTAATGTATTTGGAGGTGGAAACCCACAAAACTTAGCTCAATTTGATAGCATTATCCAAAGACTAGATAAGCAAGGTTCTATTGAAGAAAACGTAATTTTCGTAGACAGACAGTTTTCATTCGACATTGACGATATGTTAGCAACTCAAAACTCTTACGGAGCTGGCGGTTCTTCATATGGTTTATTTGACAATGATAAAGACATGGCTTTAAATCTTGGATTTACAGGATTTAGAAGAGGTTATGATTTTTACAAGTCTGACTGGAAATATCTAAACGATCCTACAATGAGAGGTGACTTAGGTGGTGGAGTTATCAACGGGTTATTAGTACCTGCTGGTTCTACTACAGTTTATGACCAAATACTTGGTAAAAACGCTAAGAGACCATTCTTACATGTGAGATATAGAGCTTCTGAAACTGAGGATAGAAGATATAAAACTTGGATTACTGGTTCAGCTGGTGGTGCAAGAACTTCTGACCTTGACGCGATGGAAGTTAATTTCTTATCTGAAAGAGCTGTTTGTACATTAGGTGCTAACAACTTCTTCTTATTTAAGGATTAATATTTACATAAGTTTTACCCCTGCTTCGGTGGGGGTAGAATTTATTTTTAACGCAAATTAAATTTAATAAAATGAAAAAAAATAAAGTACATAAAGCCAAAGCCTATAGATTAAAAGGAGGCAAATCCCCACTAGCTTACATGTTAAGCTCACGTCACTCTGCACGTTCACCCTTATTATATTTTGATGAAGATAAAGGTATTAATAGACCATTAAGATATGCTAGAAATCAAAAAAGCCCATTTGAAGATGAGCAAGATGGTAATGCTATTTTAGAGCCTGTAGTGTTTGAAGACGGCATGTTGTTTGTGCCAAGAGAAAATCAAGTATTACAACAGTTTTTACATTATCACCCATCTAACGGTATGATATTCGAAGAAATCGATGAAAGCAAAGACGCACAAGAAGAACTAGAAATGGTAGAGCTTGAAGTCGACGCTTTAGTTATAGCAAAGTCTATGGAAGTAGATCAACTGCTATCGGTTTGCAGAGTCTTAATGGGTGCTCAGGTAGAAAAATTAACAATACCTCAACTTAAAAGAGACATATTAATTTATGCTAAACAAAACCCTATTGATTTTATTGATACAATAAATGACCCAATGTTACAATTACAGGATGAGGTTAAACAATTTTTTATGAATGGTTACTTAGTATATAAAAATAACAACAAAGATGTATACTTTAATTTACCTAACAATAAAAAGAAGTTATTGACTGTACCTTTTGGAGACGATGCAGATTATGCGGTTGCAAGTTATATGCAAAGTGACGCAGGTTTGGAGATATATAAACACTTGCAAAAACGTCTAAAAAAAGATAAATAGAAAGCGTATCTTTGCTGTATTGTTTAACCCATTAAATTTTTTAACTATGGTAAAATATCTAAAAATCACATTTAGTGATGCGCATTATTTAATTCCTATTAACAACATCATAACTGTTGAAGCTGGTTCAAACACACAAGTTGATATTCTTTTCAACATAGCGGGCCATACAGCAACAGGTGCAGCTGAAGTACTAGGAGTTAGATTAACAGCCACTACAGCTTCTGACGCAGCAAAAACTAAAGAACAAGTAAATAGTGTCGTAGATGCTATTGAAGAAGCTTTAGCTACAAGCTGGACGAAGCCTTTCTATGTGCTTGAGCCAAAGTATGTAATTACTGGAGTAGCTCAATTACAAGAAGCTTGGGCGTAACATCACTTAACGGAGAGTTAGAAGGGGCTTAAACAATTAGGCTCCTTTTTTTTTACTTATATTTGTATAAACAAATTTTAGTTATGGGTGTAATGATAAACAGTGTCCGAAACACAGTATTAGCAATAGCTAATAAAAACAATTACGGGTATGTTTCCCCACAAGATTTTAACTTGTACGCACAGCAAGCCCAAATGGACTTGTTTGAAAACTATTTTTATCAATACAATAATTGGATTACAAAAGAAAATCAACGTGTTTCAGGTACAGGATATGCAGATATAGTTAAAAGTTTAGTTGAGGTTATTGATAGTTTTTCAGTAACTAAATCTTTAAAACAACAAGCAAGTAACTTTTATAATCTACCTGATGATTATTACTTTATAAATAAAGTAAATTATTATCCTAATTATATTTCTGGTGCAGTCACAACTGGATCAGCAACAAATAAACTTATAGACGCAAACGCAACTTTTGTAACAACTGGCATCGTTAAAGCGGGTCAATATGTAGTAAATACATCTACAGGTAGTTATGGCGGTACAAGCGCATACGTTGTGAGTGTAGATAGCAATACCCAGTTAACCTTATCAGCAAATCCATTTGGTGCGGCAGCAACTGTAGGAAATTCTTATGCAATATTCACAACAGCTGGTATAGTTGAGGTAGAGAGAGTTAATCAAAACAAAATATTTTATTTAAATAATTCCCCACTAACAGCACCCTCATTAGGGTATCCAGCTTACGTATTAGGTGGGGCTACGACGAAAATTACAGGAGATGGTGATACAGGACAACTAGGTAATACGATTACTGTTTATCCTGAAACCATTACACAAAACGGTTCAGTTAGTGCAGAATATATACGATATCCATTACCACCTAAATGGACATATTTAAATGTAGGTGGTACAACAGGTAGTCCAGAGTTTGATAGCAGTCAATCCGATTATCAAGACTTCGAATTACCTTTGTCGGATGAACCGAATATAGTTTCTAAAATATGTCAATACATAGGTATTGAGATCAGAGAAGCAGATGTTTATCAATTTGGTAAACAAGAAGAAATGTTAGATAATCAAACACAAGGATAATATATGGCATATATAAACGAATACGAATATTACACTAATTCACAACAAGCGCCAGCCGATAAGTATTGGGGCTCGTATCAGTTTGTTTCATTAGATGAAATTGTAAATAATTTTATGTTAATGTATCAGGGCAACAATTCTCTTGTAAATAACATAGAAAGGTACCAAATACTTTTTCACGCAAAACGTGGTATACAAGAGTTGAATTATGATGCTATGAAAGAAATAAAAGTTTTGCAACTTGACTTAAATGAAGATTTAAGATTTATACTTCCATCGGATTATGTTAATTGGGTTAGGATATCATATTACAAAGACGGAGCTTTATTACCTTTAACCGAAAATATACAAACAGGATGGGCTACATCATATCTACAAGATAATGATTCAAAAATATTATTTGACCAAAACGGCAATGTACTTAAACCACAGGATTCAGAATTAGATATATCATTTCATGCAGGAACTAAATCTATATATTTAAACGAACAAAGTCCTTTTAATGGATGTGAAGGTGTATGTATAGATGGGTGTTGGTATTTTGATAGAGCTGTAGGGTCTAGGTTTGGACTGAACACAGAAACAGCTAACATGAATCCAACTTTTTCTATAGATAAACAGAGAGGTGTAATTAATTTTAGTTCCATAGCTAATAACGCATCTATAGTTTTAGAATATGTTTCAGATGGGATGGAAAATGGAACAGACTCAAGCATCAGTATAAACAAACTTTTTGAAGAATACATTTATGCGTATATTAAATATGCTATTTTGAATGGTAGATTAGGAGTACAAGAATATATAGTCAATAGAGCAAGAAAAGATAAATCATCTTTGCTTCGTAATGCAAAAATTAGATTAAGTAATATACACCCTGGTCGACTCTTAATGAATTTAAGAGGCCAGGCTAAATGGATAAAGTAGTATGCCTATAAGAACAACAAACTTTGTAGCGGGTAGAATGAATAAAAGCGTGGATGAAAGGATTCTTCCACCGGGAGAATACGTCGATGCTATAAATGTTAGACTGGGTTCTACAGAAACGACAGAAATAGGTGCAGTAGAAAACTCAAAAGGCAACACACAACTCACAACATTAAAGCACAACAATACACCTTTAACAGATGGTGTTTGTATAGGGGCGTTTCAGGATGGAGAAAAAGAAACTATTTATTGGTTTATAGCTTCTCCGACTGCTGATATGATTGTCTCTTTTAATACAAATTCTGAACTACTAAGATACCATGTTGTTTCGTCTAGTGTTTTAAATTTTAATTCACAATATTTAATTACAGGTATAAATAAAATTGGTGATTTATTGTTTTTTACTGATGACTTGAATCCGCCTAGAAAAATAAATGTAACTAAAGATTATACTAACGTTACAGCTGAAGAATTAAAAGTTATAGTAAAACCGCCTGCGGAGGCACCTGGCATAACTATGTTAAGCCAAGCTACAGAAGCAAACTTTTTGGAATCAAGAATGGTAACATTTGCGTATAGATATAAATACGAAGATGACGAATATAGCGCTTTATCACAATTTACAGATATTGCATTTGTCCCTGGTGTATTTTCTTTGGACGCTTCGACCAATCTAAATGCAGGTATGAAAAACATATTCAATGCAGTAGAGGTTAGTTTTAACACAGGCTCTAGTTTAGTAAAAGGCATAGACTTGTGTTTTAAGTTTGCTGACTCGAACCTAATTAATGTAATAGAAAAGTTTGACAAGGATGATTTTGGATGGCCTGATAATTCTATACAGACACAAACATTTACCAACAGCAAAGTATATACTACATTGCCTGATTCGGAGCTTTTGAGATTATATGACAATGTGCCATTAGTTGCAAAAGGGCAAACTATAATGGGTAACAGATTGATATATGGAAATTATGAAGACGGTAATGATTTGATAGATTCAAATGGTTCAACTTGTCAAATAAATTTTGAAAGTGAATTAACCACACAAAACATAGATTTAACTGAAATATCTACAAGTTTTGCAAATGGTGTAAACTATACTATTGACACAACTGAAACCATAGCTCAATCAGCAATAGTTATGGATTTATCGACTGTAAAAACAAAATTAAAAGCTGGTGCTTTTCTATCATTAGATTTACAATTTAGTCATAATAAATACACTGGAAACAGTGGAACCGTAACAGGTCAGCAAGGTTCTACAGAAATAACAAATGTATTTACACTGCCACAAGATTTTAACACTGTTTATGAAATGGCATCAAGCGATGCTTTTCAAGCAGCAATAGGAACTCAAATACAGTATTTTCAAACTGTAGCAAACTGTGCAAGCGGAACATCTTATACAGATACATTTAATTGTAGTATAACAAATCCTGCTGACTCTGATAATAATGTCACATGGCAAAAAAACGCAAGCGGTATTACAGGATTAGATCAAGGGTTTTTAATAACCACTAGTCCAGGAAGCGATAATATTACTATACAAATACCTGCAATGAAATTTGTAGACATAGAAGCTGGTGGAGGCACAGCTGCAGCGTTATTCGAGTATTTTAATTTTACAAGAGCAGACGTACAATTTTTAAGAAATAACAGTATAAAAAGCTTGCATAGTAATAGAAATTACGAAGTAGGTATAGTCTATATGGACGAATACGCAAGAAGCACTACAGCGTTGGTGTCTCCAGATAATACCGTGTTTGTTCCAGCTAGTAATTCTATTATACAAAATAAAATAAAAGTAACTATACCTACAACACAAAAACCCCCAAGCTGGGCTACTAAATATAAGTTTGTGGTTAAACGTGCAGAGGGGCCGTATGACACAATATATAGTAATTTTTATTACTCAAACACTACAGATAACTCTGTTTTTTTTAAGTTAGAGGGTCAAAATCAAACAAAGGTAAAAGTTGGAGACATACTCAGGGTAAAAGCAGATAGTCAAGGCGCAAGATCGGTATTAGCTGAATGTGAAGTTTTAGAAGTAGAAGCAAAGCCACAAAACTTTTTAACACCTTCTGCAAGTATAGAGACCGGAGGACAACCTCCATTTATATCAGAGCTAGCTGGTTTATATATGCAGATAAAACCTACAAGTTTTACTGTTGATACTTCTGATAGTAGTTCTTTTTTTGACTCACAAACAGAAATAGCTAGAACAGTAAAAAGAAACAATCAACCAGCTATACTTATACCATGTTTCGAAACTTCACCAACGGGTGTAAAAACAAATTTAGAAATACCTGCTTCTAGTTTGGTAACATTTGATTTACGATTTACTAGAGTGGGCACAGGTTCAGGTGGATGTGGTTCTAAAATATATGATTACAATAGAACATTTCAAGCAAGTACAGATTATAGTAACTTGTTTGATTTTGTTAATGGAGAAAATATAGATTTTAAAGGTGGTGTAGATACTAGTCAGGACGATTCAGGAGCAAATACAAATGTTTACATAAGTACATTAAACCCGTCGAATAGTACTGTACCGACAAAAGTAATTAACGAAAATAGATATCAATTTACCACAAGTGACTCTGCAGCACCATCAAATAGTAATGAATTATTTCTTGGTATAAGCTCAGGTACACCAGGGTGTGGAAGTTTAAGAGGAAAATATTCTGTTGTTGAAGGAAGAATTATTGTACAAATAGCTGATTCCTTGATGGTTTTTGAAACGACACCTATTGATGTTGATAATGACATATATTATGAGGATGATACAAATTATGATATTACAAATAATTTTCATATGTCTGGAACAGAAACAGGAGACCAAAATCAAACCGCTTCGGTACCAGCTTTAGTTAACTTAGGGTTTTTCGATTGTTTCGCTTTTGGTAATGGGGTAGAAAGTTTTAAAGTAGAAGATTCATTAGTAGGTCAATCATTTAATTTAGGTCAGCGTGTAACTTCAGTATCACAGCAAGATTATAAAAAAGCAGACAGGTTTGCTAGTTTAACATATAGTGGTATATATGTAGAAGAAACAAACATAAACAGATTAAATGAATTTAATTTAGGTTTAGCAAACTTTAAAGATTTAGAAGTTTCGTATGGGCCTATACAAATATTACATCCTAGACAAACAGACATACTTGTTTTACAAGAAGATAAAATTAGTTATGTACTAGCTAATAAAGATTTACTTAGTACGACTAGTGGAGATAGTGCAGTGACAGCAAGTAATTTAGTTTTAGGAACACAAGTGGCAAGAGTAGAGGAGTACGGTATAAGTGCAAACCCAGAAAGTTTTGCAACCTATGGAGCTTATAAATTTTTTACTGACGCTAAAAGAGCTGCAGTTATAATGTTAAATGGTGTAAGTCAACAAGAACAATTAAATGTGGTTTCAGATATAGGCATGCGGTCATACTTTAGAGATTTATTTATTAGTGATTTTAATAAATTCAAACTTGGCGGCTATGACCCATATATGGACGAGTATGTGTTAAGCTCTAGCAATACATCTATGCCAATAGTTATACCTGACACAAATTGTGGAGTAAATATAGCAAAACAATCAGTCACCGCTGCAGCAAGCTTTAATGTAGATTTTACTGTAGCGCAAGGCATTGTAACATTTACCTATAATGTAAGCTCAGGTAGTGTTACTTTGGTAGTAAATTGGAACGGTAGTAATGTAATTAGTCAGTCTATTACAGGCAATGGAACATTAAATTTTGATAAAAATTTAGCTAATCCACAAACAGCAACTGTTACAATAACACCTAACGGAACAGCTTCTTATAATATAACACCATCTTGCCCTGCTACCAATTTATTAAGGGTGGTTCAGATGGCTTTAGGTAGTCCAGCGGATAATAATAAATTTATACATAATCAATATTTGTGGGAAAAAAATACTGAAACAAGTCCGACATCAAGTGAATTGATTACATTTAACACATCTGCATCAAGTCCGGTAACTAGTTTTATAAGTACTGATGGCCAGTCATCAATAGGATTATTTCCTGTTACTGGATCATCATTGACTTTGCAATCTAATAAAAAAGATTTTGATGATTTTAATTTTGATTCATCTATAAATAAATTTAAGTATCTTGTTTCAAATACACAATATAGTGCGGCTCAGTGGGCTACTATAGATGCTGCAGCTACTACTGCTACACCTATAACTAACCCTTCAAGCGGATTATTTCAAGCTGCATTTACTTATAATAACCCAAGCGCTAATACTTATTTATATTTGATTTGGGATTACAGAACACCTACATCTATTAGTTTAAGATTTGGAGCTACAAGTAATATAGCTTGTTGTAGCGGAAGTACAGCTACGTTTTACATAGACACTTCGTCTTTTGCAACAGCAACAGCTGTGTATACAGACGCTACATTACAAACAAAAGCAGCTAATCAATTTTATCAGACAGGAAATAGTGTAAGAGAGCAGGCAAGCGGAGCGTTGTTACCAAGTCAAACGTGTGGGGCTTGCGGAACACCAGCAGGATTATGTTATAGTAGTACTAGCGCAGATGATTTGTGTTGCTCTGGATGTACTTATACGAGCTATAGTTCTTCAGTGGTTAAATCTACTAGAGGTGAAGCTTGTGGGGTAGGTCAAACAAATACCTATTATCATAATGGATCAGGTGCTACACCAGTGGTTAATAATTTTGTGTACTCAAATAGCAACGCCACAACTAAACTAGGTGTTGGATATTATTCATTAAGCGCAACATCAGTTATATATGTAAATTCAAATGGAATGGTAGAAAATTTACTAACTTGTTAATTATATGGCACAAGACAATACATATTACATAGACACAGCTTTGTTTTCAACAGCCACTGCTGTTTGGACTGATGCTGCTTTAACGGCCAAAGCGCCTGATGGCTGGTATCAAGACCCTACTGAAAACTCAAATATATATCGACAACAAACAGGTGGAACTTTAGGTGCATCAGCAAATTGTCAATGTGCTGTAGCGTGTAACACAGATGTGTCGGCTAGTGGAAGCGTGGGTGAGTATACAATCGACATAGACACAGGAACAGATGTAGGAGCTATAGTTGTATATTTTCAACCATTCAATATACCAGACGGTATAATGGCAACGTATGATTCAGCTACATTTAACACACTGACAACAAATGCTCATGGAGTAGAAATAGCTACTTCAGGTCAATTAAATTTTGTTGGAAAAACAGGTGAAACGAATTGTGACACAACTGATTTACAAGGCTCTACTACTTCTGTAGATCAATTTATATATAGCGGAACTGCCTTTGTTGACACTGGAAATAATACAAATATAATTATACCTCCATCAGGAACCGTAAATTTAAACGCAACAGGTAATATATATTATACTCTTGTTGTTCCTAAACCTAATGCTTCACCAGCAAATGTGCAATTAAAAATAGCAGGCGTATGCTCAGGAACTGAATTTAGGTTTAAAGCAATATGTCCTACGGCGTTATCATCATTTTCGAGTAGCACTGTGGAATCTACATCAGGAGCTGCTTGTAGCGCAACACAAAATCAAACTTTTTTCTTTGCTAAAAACTCATCTACTACAGGTAATTCCACACCAGCAGTTGACACTAACACTATACCTCAAGTAGGTAATTTTGTTTTTTCAAACAATACAGGGGCAACACCTTTATCAGATGGTTTTGTAAAGATTACAGCTGGGTCTGTGGCTCAAATAGCAACAGGAGTGGTTACAGCTATTACTAGTTGTGGTGCTTCATTAACATCTTATTCATCATCATCAGCTGGAGTATTTAATAATGTTTGTGCTGTAGATGGTAGTGTATTCCCAATAAATCAAACCTTCCATCATGATGGCTCAGGTAGTAATCCAACAGCAGGAGATCATTGTTACTCAGATGCAGGAGGAACTTCACCTTTACCAGCAGGTTATTATCAATTACAACCATCTAGTACAGGTGCAGGCAACAGAACTTATTTACAAATAACCGGGTTATTAGGTCAGGTAGCTGCCTCGTTCCCACAAACTTGTTAATTATGGCTATAACTATTTCATATAACCCCGAAGGAAAAACACCAGGGTGGCCGTCTTTCTATACTTTTTTCCCAGAAAAGATGATAGGTATGAATGGATATTTTTATTCTTTTAAAAACGGTAATTTATATAGGCATAACACCAATTCTTTGCGTAATAACTATTATGGTGTCCAAGGTATATCGAGTATAACTAGTGTGTTTAATCCTTTACCTACAAAAGATATAAAGCTTTTTAAAACTATATCATTTGAAAGTAATGCTAGTTGGGCTGTTACAAATCTTGAAACCGATTTAAACAGTGGTTCAATGTTAGATACTTATTTCGAACAAAAAGAAGGAGAGTGGTTTTCATATATTAGAAACAATGCGGGTGCAGTAGATTGGAAATTAAGATCAGCTAGTGGATTAGGTGTTGCAGAGACAGCATCAGGCCCTGCAAACGCTACAGTTGTTACATTTACAAAACCCATAGGTAGTGTTATAAGTATAGGAGATATAATATATATTGCAACTATAACAGGCAGCAATACTGACACACCAATAATATCAGGCCCTGTTACAGCCATTACAAGTAATTCTATTACTGTTACTGTGGTTAATAGTGCTCACGGATTAGGTTGGTTGAGAATTTGATATAATTATAGGAGTATATTATGAAAGGATATTTGGACCAAATGGTCGAAAGTTACTCTTTACCTGAAATTAATTTTACTTTACAAGATGTCCTGCCTAGTGAGGGAGAAGTGTTATGGCCTGGAAGAGAAAGATTTACAACTACAGAAGACATATCTTGTACATCAAACGAAGCATTACATAAAGCCTTAACAATAAGCAATCCATTGTATTTTA